AAATTGAACACCATGAAGTGATGTATCTGTCCAAACTAATATCTGTCCTGATGATTTAACGGCGCCTACTATTCTTGAACCATCTGATATACGCAGTGAACCAGCCTCATTTGTTGCTACTGGTGTATAATCTGTAGCGTCCTCTCGATCAGAAAATCTAAATAATAAATCATCTTGTGTTGCCGTATTACCTATTGTTGTCTCTGTACCAAAAATCATCAAGTGTCTTGTGTCTGTCGATACTAAACTAAACCTAGATGCAGTCGGAGCGTTAGATAATTCTGTTGCTCTAGCATCTATTGCGCCAGAAAGATCTTTTATGTATGTGCTAGCGTTTAATACTGTAGCAATTAAATCTTCACCAAAATTATCTAATGACCAAGTACGTGCAGCAACAGTTACATCTGAAGAGGTGCTTGGTTCATTCCACTTACCAGCACTCCATGTATCTGTGCCCCATCCATATCCATAAGTTGAAGCTGTTGGTCCAATGTTTATTTGATAGTTAGCATTACCCGATCCTCCTCCACCAGAAGTAGATCCAGAAGCTGCGCTTGTATGTGTTACTTTGTAAGTGTTAGCATCAACAAACGTTGTAACTTCAAACTCGTTGTTCATGTCTAAACCATCTATTGCAGAGAAAGAATCAAAGGTAACAAAGTCTCCTTCAATAGCGCCGTGGTCTGCGTCAGTGACAGTTACTGTTGTTGTACCATTTGTTGTAAAAGGATTTGTTAAAGCCGCTGTTTCTCTAATAGGTGTAATGTCATAGAGAGCACTACCTGAGAATAAATATAATTTTCTATCAGTTCCTAAAGCAAGGTATCTGGTTCCGTCTAAACCAATCCAGCTATGCGTATCACGGACCACGCCCACAACAGTTTTATTTGGATCTGGTAAATAAGACCAGCCTTTCCATCTTTCAGGTTTTCCGTAGTGAAAACGTACAAGATTCGAGTCAACATACTTACGTTGATCTCCTGCTGAGTAAGCGGTATCTTGTTTGTCAATGCCTGGTTGGAACTTTAAGTCAACTAATTTCATGTCGGAGTATACTAAATTATTTATTAAAACTGTGCAATAATTGATATTCTTGGAATAGAATCTTTTGAATTAAACAGTAAAGGAGAGTGCCACATGCCTGATTTGAATAGAATTCCTCTATTTTTTTGAAATCCTATATGAGTATTTAACTCATAATTATTACCATTTTTTACGTAAAATCCTGTTCCTTTATTAATATCGGTATGACCATCTATATAAAGAATCAACTGATTTTCAAACTCTCCCTCTGCTACATCTTCATGAGGGAATGCATTTACTTTTGTCGCCATAGTAAAAGACAAAAGACGAAATTTATTAATTTGAAATAAAGTTTTATTCTTTATGGTTTCTTTTATATTTTGAGCAACTGAGCCGTTTAAATCAATACTTTTACTGTACCATACATGTTTTCCTTTTAACTCTTTTGATTTATATCCATGAGCCATGCTATCCCATTCAATATGAGGGACTTCATTAATTATTTTTAAAAAAACATTAGAAGAAAGAAAGTTATCTACAACATGTAAATCAAAAGAATCTGATATCATTTTGGTTTAAATTGAGTAGATACGTTGCCTTTGAATGAGTAATTACCCATGTGTGTCATACCACTTACGATGTCAGCATAAATTTTCCCGCCTATTTTCTGCCATAAACGACAAAAGGCATAATCCTCTGATAAGTATCTTTTAGTTTCTGACTCTATCATAGTGTCGAAAAAGGCATAATTCCAATCAGAATTGTCGTGATATCCAAATGTTTTATCATGAGGATCTCCCAAATGTTGATCTGATTTAAATCTAAGATGAGGATATGCTAAGGCCATCTTTTTAAATACGTTTCTTTTAATTAACATAAATCCTGTAGCGCCATCTAATACTTCTATAAATCCTTTTTTTACCATTACTTTATTTGGATCTTTAACATTCAAATTATATTGCAAAGATGCTGCGTGTAATTCATCTTCTTTAATGTTTGGATTTTCCTTTACTTTTCTAATTGCTTTTGTCCAATCAATTACCTTCCGTGGATACACTCCTGTTACCACATCTTCATCTAAGTCTAGCATACGAAAGACAGACTCAGGATTAAAAGCCAAATCAGCATCAATAAACAAAAGATGAGTATAGTCTTTATTATCCATAAATAACTGCACCAATGTATTACGAGCTCTTGTTACCAAAGACTCGTTGCCAATAGTTCCAAATTGTAATTCTATTTTTTTCTGTGCAGCTAAAGCTGTAAGCTGTAGACAGCTTTTAAAATAATCTGATGTAAGCATATTGCCATAACAAGGAGTGCCTATAAATATTTTGCTCATTCTATTTTCCCTCCAAAAAATCCTACAGAAGCTATTGATCTTGGAGTAGCTGATATTGCTTTATGTCTATTGCCTTTGGGAATGTGTAAAAGATCTCCTTTTTCTAAACAGTAATCTTTATTTGTTTCAACTATTCTATAAATTGTTTTTCCGTATAGACCTATAAGAAATACATCTTCTTCATCAACATGAGATCCTCCAGTGTTTGTAATAAAAGAAAAAAATAAATCAACGCCATCTTGAATATCAGTAGTGTATTTAAAAAGTTTACGAAATAAATCCATAAAGGTAAAAAATTGGTTATCAAATCCATGTATATCTTTAAGTTGCCATATAGAATTAAAGTGACTTGCCTGACCTGGTTTAAAAGAAACATTTAAAGAATAATCATCAACTAAATTAGAAATTTTATTAAAGTCATAAGTGCCTATGATAGATGTAAAATTTTTTACATAAGTTATTTTTTTATTTTTAATACTTTTAATATCTTTACTATTTAATAGCATAATCCACCTTTAAATATTCTATTTTCTTTAACCAACCTTTAGGTATGGCTATTGCACCACCACCTGTAATGTCTTCTTTATCTTTACTATACGAACGCATAATAATTATTTTTTCTTCACCATTATGTATCATCCACCCCACTTCTTGGCACACGGCTAACGGAGCATCCATAACTTCTTTTATATCTAGCCAACCTGTTTCTGTATCACGGGCATCGAGCCACGTCACACGAACCATGGGCGTTTTATCTATATTAAACATGTATCCAACAATTAAAACTTACACTTATCCTAGGTTTATTTGATTTATTTTTTGATACTTTATGCCAACAGTTTGAATCAAACAAAACTAACATATCATTTTTTGGTTTTATTATTCTACCGTGTGATAGTGACAAGTGATTTGAAATTTTAGTATGTATATTGTATGAAAAATTATCAAGAATAAGATCTCCTGAGTCATCATTTACATTTATGTAGTAAACACCTGATATATCTCCTTGGTGAATGTGAGGCCAATTTACATCTCCTTGATAATTTATATTAGCCCACATGGACGCTAATTGAATATTATTAATTTTAAAATTTTTAATACTATTACAAAAATCAAAACATTTTTTTGAAATTCCTTGTGTAAGTTTTTCAAAAGGACCAGCTTGTGGAAGATCTCGTGATTGCCAACCAAACTCAGTATTTGAAAATTGTTCTTCATTTCCATTAATATTACCTCTTCTTATCAATTCTATAGAAGCCTCTAATTGATTTAAATAATTTTGATCAAACTTTAAAAAATCAGAACCGTAAACATTTAAGGGAAAAATTTCTTTAGCTTTCATTTTTTCTATATTTAAAAGTTGCAACCATTCTTAGCTCAACACATGTTCTACTAACTTCTCTTGCACAGTGTGGTATAAAACCATTAAACACAGCCACCCTTCCTGGTTTTGGTATAACTGATTTAATAATTTCAGTGCGTGTAGGATCAGTATAAATAGTTTCTCCTGCATACGACATGTCCCAAATTTTGTTTAAATAAAACATGATTGTATAACAATCATTTTCGTCTCCACCATCAGTATGCATTTCGTGATGTGTTCCGTAAAGATATCCGCTAGCATAAGGTCTATCAAGACTATGTGTGCTAGTTAAATGTGAAAGTTTTTCTTTAAATATTTCATCAGCTTTATTGTAAAGAATATTATGAGTTTCATTATCTTTATTTAAATTAATAATAAATTTTCTCCAATTAGTTCCTGCATGACCTTCGCCTGTAAAAAACCAACTGTCATAATCTCTAAAATGTCCATATAAAATATCTACTGTTTTTTCATCAAAAACATTATCTAATATTTTAAGCATTAGTTATCTAATGGTTGTGGCTCGTCTTTTTTAATTAAATGTAAGTTAAAAGACACCGATCTTCGCTCTTCATTTTTTGTTCTAAACGGATATACGCCGTGTGCTAACCAGTTTGGAAAC